CTCTTTAGACCCTGTTAAGCTAGAGTCAGTTTCTAAAGGGTTTAAAGGTGCTTTAGGTATCAAGAAAGAAAATGAAGACGAAGAAGACCCGGCAATGATGGCAGAAGGAGGTGCAGTGGATGACATGCACGACCTGACCCCTTTTGAAAAAGGACAAGGACATGCTATGGAAAAGAAGAAAAAGATGTACGCTGAGGGCGGCCAAGTTAACGCTATGCGTCCTTTACAAACTAGCCCAGACTCAGATGACCCCGAACTAGACATGAGCAGGGAAGAGGTCAGCACTCCAAGCTATGCTACCGAATCTTCTAAAGAAAGCTCTGACAGCGAAAGAGATCTTCCTAGGGCAAGTAAGAGCCTTTCTTTGATCGATGACATCTTAAATGATCGAAGAAGACGTGCCATAAAAATGGCTCATGGTGGACAGGTTGGTGAGGATGGTGGACCCATTGATGAACCCAATGACATGTATGAGTCAAATAATTCTGATGAGTTAGATGCTCCCGTAGAAGATGGTAGATGGCAACGAGGTTTAAACCTTGAACCAGTTCACACCATGTCCGATCCCGAGCATGACACAAGCGATGCTTCTTTAGTAGAACAGATCTTAAAAGACCGTAAAAACCGCAGGAGGTAGTCAGGTGCAACTGCCCGATACTAAAGCTTTAAAAGAACTTCTTAAGTTACTTAGAAGCCAAGGGGTGTTACAGTATCAAACTCCTGACCTAAGCCTTGTCTTGTCTGAAAGTTTACCGGCACCGGTTCAAAAAAAGACGGAAGAAGTTGTAGAAGAAGAGCTTAGTCCAGAAGAAGAAGCTGAGAGGCTTCTATTCTATTCTGCTACCCATCCCACCGAATCTATTCCTGAATCCTAAATTGTAATTTAAAATATGCCTTTAAAAACAACTCCCAAAGAAAAACCAGACAGGGTTACGCAGGTTTTTGGTAAGAGTAAAAACTTATCAAACGCACCTGATCGAGGCTATGAATGGTGGCTGGAAAAGGATGCTAAAAAAAGGGCTTCACAGCTAGTAGCTACTTTAGCTTATCTTAAAACAGGGCAAACTTCTAGGCTAAGGCAAGCGGCTATATTTGCCCGTCTTTACGCAGGACAGGCTTTATTTTCGTTTATAGGGGCCAACATGAGCCTAATGGACCAATACAGTCCGTTAGCCCCTAACAGGCCAACCTACAACCTTGTCTCCTCCGTTACAGACACGTTAGTTTCTAAGATAACCCAAAATAGACCTACCCCCGTATTTCTCACAGACAACGGCGACTATAAAGAGCGTAACTTAGCTAAGAAGCTTAACAGTTTTATACTTGGAGAGTTTTATAGAACTAGAGCCTACGATCTTGGGGCTGAAGTTTTAAGGGATGCTTTTGTTGAAGGAACCGGGGTTATCAAGATCATAGAAACGAAAGAACGTAAGGTAGGGCTAGAACGAATCTTACTTACCGAGCTTTTTGTTGATCTTCAAGAATCGGCTTTTGGAGATCCTAGGCAAATCTATCAGATTAAGTTGTACGATAGAGAAGTCTTGGCTGCCATGTTCCCAGATGCTAAGCTTGAGGTAAAAGAAGCTGAGCAAGCTACGGTAGATAAGTCTTCTCAAGCTTCAAAAACCGTATCTGACCTAGTAATGGTCGTAGAAGGTTGGAGATTACCCTCCGCTCCGGGACTAAAAGACGGAAGGCATACTATAGCTTGTTCTTCTGGAGAACTTTTTGACGAACCTTATGAAAAAAATAAGTTTCCTTTTGTCTTTCTCCATTACAGAAAAAGGCAGCTTGGTTTTTGGTCTATTGGTGTTGCAGAATCCCTTATGGGCACACAGTATGAACTTAACAGCTTACTTGATACGATTTCTAAGTCGATAAAATTAATGGGAGTTCCCAGGGTATTTTATGATACCGGGGCCAAGATTAACAAAGCTTCTTTCGTAAATAAGATTGGAACTTTAATTCCAACTCAAGGAAACCCAAATCAAACTATTAAGATTGACGTTACCCCCCCTGTAAGCTCAGACCTTTATGCAGAACGGGATAGGATCATACAGTTTGGGTTTCAACAAGAAGGCTTATCTTTACTATCAGCCACTTCTCAAAAACCAGAAGGCCTAGATTCTGGGGAAGCTCAACGGGTTTATCAAGATATTAACAGTGAGAGGTTTGCTTCTACAGAAAAGATGTATTCTAACTTTTACGAAGACTTAGCTTATGCGATGTTCGACAAAGCAAAAGACATTGCAAAGCGAGACGGAAAGTATCAAACTGTTTTTGTAGACCGTAAAAAAGGTCGTAAAGAGATAGATCTACCTAACTTAACAAAGTTAGAAGATGATCCGGTAATTCAATGCTATACGGAGTCTTCTTTACCTAAAGAACCGGCTGGAAGACTGTCTAAAGTTACGGAGATGATCCAGTCAGGAATGATAGACATTCAAGAAGGCAGACGTTTACTTGATTTTCCTGATCTTGGTCAGATGCAAACTTTGGCTAATGCAGCCGAAGAGCGAATTTTTATGCAGTTGGACGACATAATTGAGCATGGTAAGTTTGATCCTCCGGATCAGTTTATGCCAATTGTAAAATGTGAGGAGATTGTTGTTCAATACATAAATCTTTACGCAACTTGTAAGCTTGAAGAAAATAAGATGGACATGCTTAGAGAATGGTTTGTCCAGCTTCAGCAGTTAAAACAGATGGCTATGCCCCCGGCACCAGTTGGTGGCCCTCCTCAAGCCCAAGCTCAACCCCTTCCTCAGTCCCCTTTGGTTCCCAACGCCGTTGGGCAACCTCAATAACCCGCGAAGCAACGCATATCTAACGTATCCAGCTAGATACAGGAGTACCTATGCCCTTAGTAACAGTCCCAAAAGATAAGTCCGAACATTCTAGTGTTCCTTCCCAAAAAATTCAACGATCAGAAGTTAAGATTAACCAAATAAGTCCTTCAACTTCAAGGGTTGAAGCCTTAAAAGCTAAGTTATCAGGCCAAATTCCAAGCCAACCTGTGGCTAGAAGGCCCGCAGGTAGCTCGGCCAGGGCTGAACAACTGTCTAAGTTGACCAAATACCCTCCAATGCCTTCAAATCCTGCTGTTGGCAAAACAAATGCTAGGCAAATTACTCAAGATTTTAGTAAGATCCCTTTACCTCCCACTTCCCCGGAAATAAGGGATAACCCCAGTACTATTGAGTCCCCTCAAGCTGCTCCTGAAGCAATTAGCGAGCCAATGAGCCCTCAGTTTGTCGCTCTTGCCCGAAAAGAACGACAATTACGGAAAGCCCAGCAAGAATTTAAAGCGCAACAAGATGCCTGGAAGCAAGAACAGGAAAGATACATCCCCAGGGAACGCTTAACATCTGAAACGCTAAAAGTTCTTTCTGAAGCAGGCATCACTCCTGACAAACTGGTTGAACTACAATTAAACCAGGCCACTTCTCAAGATCCCAATCAAATTACAGCTAATAAGATCGCCGAGTTGGAAAAGAAAATTCTTGAATTAACTGATCCAGAAAATGGCGAGCTTGCAAAAAGAGATAAAGCAGCTTATGAACAAGCAATTACGCAGATTAGGAATGATGTAAATCTTTTGGTCGATTCCAACTCAAACTTCGGGACTATCAAGTCTGAAGGTCGCACTGAAGACGTGGTAAACCTTATTACTCGTGTCTTTGACGAAGAAGGAACGGTTCTTGATGTAGAAGAAGCCGCCCAGCTTGTCGAAGAAAAGCTTACCGAACGACTCTTAAAAGATTACGAACGGTTAAGTAAGTACGAAAAGATTAGGGCTAAGTTTGGGAAGCCGACAGAGTCGGAAGAAGCAAGTACTGAGCAGCCATCTCCCTCACAACCAAAACCAACTTTAACAAACCAAGGGTCTTCTACAAGACCTTTAACTCCGCGTGAAAGAGCAATCTTGAAAGTTCAAGAAGCTCGTAGCGCGCTAAGGAAATAACACTTTATGGCAAACTTTGCAACGTCGGCCTCAAGTATAGCTGTATTAAAAGAGCTATACATTGATGATCAGTCGTTTATGAAAGACCTGGTGTACTCCAAAAACCCTTCCTTCGCTATGATTCCAAAAGATGAAAGCGTAGACGGGCTTGCGGGTAAGTACATTCCATGTCCTATCCAATACGGCGATCCTCAAGGTCGTTCCCACACATTTTTAAATGCTCAAGGGAACCAAACTCCTAATCAATACCAATCGTTCTTCGTGTACATCATTCAAGATTACCAATTGGTAACTATCACCAATCTTTTGATTGAACAAACCCGCAGCAATGCTGGATCGTTTGTTGATGAGATGAAACGTGAAATGGATGGGGGTATCAAAAACTTATCTAATAACATGGCCTTTGAACAATTTGGTTCAGGAACCGCTACTCGTGGTTTTATCGGCTCTGCTATTACCAATCCTTCCGCTGGGGTTTATCAATTTACTTTGAGTAATCCTAGACAAGTGGTTAACTTTGAAGTAGGAATGACCATCCAAGCTTCTGCTACAGACGGTGGAGCAGTTATCCCAATTGCAACCCCTGCTGTTCCTGATCTTGGAACTATCTCCTCTGTCCAAAGGGACACTGGGATCATCCAATTTACAGTGCTTCAAGGAGCTCCTCAAACTGATTGGGGTCTTAACTACGCTATTACAGTGCAAGGGGATATCCCAGCTGCTGGCGGATCCGGATACGGTCCTATCGGACAAACCGGCTCTTACCTAGCTGCTTCTGGTTATTCTGCTTGGATTCCTGCCACTACACCTGCAATTACGGACTCTTTCTGGGGCGTAAACAGGTCTGTAGACCCAACTCGGTTAGGCGGGCTACGTTATAACGCTTCTTCGTATACTATCGAAGAAGGTGTTGTTAACGCTCTTGCTTTTGCTAACCAAGAAGGCGCAGATCCAGACGTGATGATCCTTAACTTTGCCAGCTACTCAGCTCTTGAAAATGCTTTAGGTGCCAAAGTTCAATACGTTGACATTAAACACGAAGAAGCTGATATTGCTTTCGAAGGTATCAGATTCCACAGTGCTTATGGGTATTTAACCGTCTATGCAGATCGTAATGCGATCTCGCAAGTCGGCTTATGCTTAACCATGGATACTTGGAAACTTCGTTCTTTGGACAAAGCCCCTCATATCTTAACCTATGGACTGGAAGGTCTTGAAGGGTTACGAGTGGGTAACAGCGATGCCCTTGAAGTTCGTATCGGTGCGTATTACAACTATACTTGTAACGCCCCCGGTTGGAATTTAAGAATTGCGTTAAGCGCTTAATTTAATTAAATTCTAAACAATAACGGCCCTTGTCAGTGATACTGGCAAGGGCTTTTTATTTAAGGGTCCTGCCCATAAATAGAGCATGCAGTGCCTAAGCATCCTTAGGCTGCCTGCAGGTTCTTCTTGCCTAGTTTGGCCGTAAAACTAGTTGCCGGGTGTTAGAAAACGGCCAGCTAAGGAAATAAAATGTCTTTACCCTCAGTACTCCCTTTCCAACCAGTATTTAACTATCCCAATAACAAGCTTTATCAGTATGAAGCTTACCCTGTCCTTTTAAGTTGTAACTTTGTAGTAGACTCTACGAACGGAAATGGACTAGGAATTAGAAATCTTAAAGGAAGCGGAGTTGCTAACGTTTTCATGCACACCTCTGCGACTCCCGGAGTTGGTAACTACGGAGTAATTAACCCAAACCCTGAAGCCGGGGTAATTGTTGTTCAGCTACAAAATCAATTTAGCAGACTCTTAGCAGCTTTTGGAGGACAAGTTTCTCCTATTTCAGGAACTCCTCTTACTTCTGTCGTTGCAGGTAACCCTTACGTTATTGCAAGCTTAGGGACAGCTACTGCTGCTCAATTTCAAGCTATCGGGTTTCCTAAAGGGATGCTCCCATCGGTTGGCGCAGCTTTTATCGCATCTAGCTCTACTTCAGTTCCTGGTGGAGCTTCTGTAGAAGCCCCTTCTAGCTCTGGAATTAGCTCTATTGAACTTATCGGAGATCCAAATCAAACTTTACAGAATTCTAACGTGTACCAAAATGGCGGTGCACAAATCATCTTTCAATGTCTTCTCTCCTCAACCTTGACCCAGCCAAATAACAATTCAGTTATCACGCTGAATCTGTACTTGTCTAATAGCTCTGTGCAAGTCAACGGACAATAAAAAATACCTTCTTTAGGGTGTTTCTCCCACCCTATACCGGGGCGGTTAGGGCTTAAAATGTCTTAACCGCCTTTCTTCTTTTAGGACTCTATGGCAACAATACTGCCCCCCTTACCAGGTAATTTTTATGTACAGATGGGTAATGCTCAAATTTTACTTACTTGGAACGTTGTCCCAGGAGCAACTGGGTATGTTGTTCAGCGTTCTACAGATAGTGTTAACTATACTACTCTAGCCACTCCCACCCTTAACTCTTACCTAGATGCCGCTATAACAACCGGTACCCAGTATTTTTATCAAGTAGCTGCTGTAAACGCTTCAGGAACAGGTCCTTACACTTCCACCCAAGCTAACGGGCTACCTGCGATGGAAATTCCTACAGTGTCAGGTCAGATGAGCTTGTACGCTATCAGGCTTGCAGCCCAGCAAATGGCGGACAGGGTTAACGGTAACTTCGTTTCTACCCCTGAATGGAACAAGTTTATCAACCTAGCAGCTGACGAGCTTTACGATCTTATCACTACAGTCTACGAAGACTACCAGATGTCTCAACCTGTTTACTTTACAACAGGGGCTGGGCTAATTACTAACGCGGTTTCTCAAGGCGTACTTTACACCGTAAACTCGCTAGGTACAACTACTATCGCCCAGTGGGAAGCTCTTGGAGCACCCTCTACTGTGGCCGCTGGGGTTGAGTTTGTAGCACGCACGACACAACTTATTCCTGGAACAGGGCAAGTAAGTATCTCCTCTAACTCTCAGTCTTACCCTTTACCAGACGGTGTTAGCCAATTCCAAGATGCTGCTGGAAACTTGTTTACCCCGCCCCCAATTTATAAGTTGTCGGGTATTGACCTAGGATTAAATAATGCGCCCAATGGTTATGTCACAGTCAGCAAATACGATTTTATCGACAGAAACCGCTACGTCTTTCCTAACACGGCTTCAACAATATATGGAGTCTTTGGGCTACAATACAGGTTCCTTGGTAACACAATACGATTCATACCACTCCCATCCAGTAATCAGCCGATTGGAATTTGGTATATACCTCGTAGAGTACAACTGCTACAAGATACTGATATATCCGAAGGATACAACGGATGGATTAGATACGTTATTGTCAGAGCCGCTAAGTATGCGTTAGACAAAGAAGAATCTGACACTACTAAGTTAGATCAAGAATTAATCTTTCTTAAAACTAGGATCGAAGGCGCAGCACCCAACAGAGACGAAGGTCAGGCTGACACTGTATCTGATGCTCGTAGCGCTCAAGGATACGGTCCAGATGGCTCGTCTGGCGGAGGTTGGGGCGGACCTCAAGGGTATGGCTGGTAACCTATGCAACAACTCCCTTTAAGATTGCCGCTACAGCAGATGCAAAATCAATGGGCGTCTATCCTTAATCCTTTACTTACTTCCCCGCTAGCTAATGG